GTGCAAAAATACCATTGACACAAAATGTCAATCTAAATCTTACACAAAAATATTAATCAATCTTTGTCGTTTATTTTGTCGAATTTTGGGTTGAATAATGGTATAATCTTTATAGTGATTTAATTTATTAAATGTGTTTAGAGGTGTTTAAATGTCTAAAAGAAATAAAAAGAATTTAAGCAATTTAATATATGGGTTAGACATTGAAACAACAACCGTTGATTTAACAGGAGATAAAAAAGGTTCGTTTATGTATTCATTTTGTACGGGTGTTTTAGATTTAAACACGGGCAAATATAATAATATTTATTTGGGTAGAACCTATAAAGATTTAGACAAGTATTTATTTGATTTAAACGAAACAGCAATAAACGAGGATAAAACATATATAATCTATATACATAACTTTAGTTATGAATTTTCGTTTTTTTCCAACAATAGCGAGTTTTTTAAAAAATATAATTCAAGCGATATAAAATCTAGTTTGTTTTTAAAAGCAAATAAACCCTTGTATGTACGTTGTTCAAATTTAGAGTTTAGATGTTCTTACCTTTTATTAGATAAAAGTATAGCATCAATCGGCAAAGATATAGGACTTGAAAAGTTAGATTTTAATTATACAAAAATCAGAACACCATTAACAAAACTTGAAGAAAAAGAAATTGAATATAACTATCGTGACGTTGAAATCATGTTAAAAGGTGTGTACAGGCTTTTCACACTTAATCAGTACATTAAAAGTGCTAATGATTTACCATATACTAAAACGGGTGTAATGCGTTTTAATTGTGAACAAAATCCCGAGGTAAACGTTACTAATGAATATACTAACAAATACGGGGAAACAAAAAAAGGTAAATCAATAAGACTAAACAAATATTTATGTGGACTTGAAAAAGCAAAAAGTGAAACACAATTATTATTTTGGGAATATCTTTTTCAAGGTGGTTTGGTTTTATCAAATGCCCGTTTTGTCGGGGAAGTTTTAGAAAATATTGCATCTTTCGATTTTGCAAGCGATTATCCGTTTCAAATGCTTTACAGGTATTTTCCTAGCGAGTTTGAAGAATACAAGGGAAATAACAAAATAATGCTTGAAAAATGTTTACGTGGTGCAAGCGTTAAAAATTTAATTTACGCTAAACCATTACGAACAATGTTTAATGCGATTGTTGTTTTAACAAACGTAAAAGCAAAATACGAGTTTACACCCATAGGAACAAGCAAAATACAGGAAATTGAACCGCTAAAAAATATGGTTAATTGTAAAATAATAAACGGTAAAATCCACGAAATAAATACCCCTGTAAAAATCGGGGTAACTTGTATAGATATGCTAACTTTAAATTTATTTTACGATTATGATTTAATCGACGTTGAGTATTTGGAAGTTGCTAAAAGGTACAGAAAAACAAACGAATATAAAATAAATGCTATATTGTTTTTGGCAAAACGTAAAATTGAATTTAAAAAATACAATGAACTTGTTGAAAATTATAATACGCATCACATTTATAACGAAAATGAAATATCTGACGAACATTACAGGAACATGGTAAATGCTGAAAAAGATTACTTTTCACAAATGTCAGTAGCACATAAAATGTATCAAGATGTTAAAAGTGACTTAAACGCATTATACGGAGATAACGCACAGCATTTGTTACATGAGCGTTATTATTATGATAATGTTGAAAGGGAATGGAAAAGCGAGCTAGAAACGTTTGAGGAATATAAAAACGCACAGCATAAGACATCATACATATATGGATTATATGTTCCGCAGTATGCAAGAGCATCTATATTATATATAGCATACAAATTTATAACTAATGGCTTAAATGTATATTACATTGACACCGACAGCATCAAAACAGATAATACAAAAAAGGCTTTTAAGTTGGTGGAAGAATTTAATAAATTACAAATGTTAAATCTAAAAGGCTACGAATTTACTAAATTCGGTCAACTTGAAAACGAATACATAGCGAAAAAGTTTTCAAGTTTAGGCACAAAATCATACATAAAACTTGAAGTTGATAAAACGGGTAATGAAGTTGTTAAGGCTACTATATCGGGTTTACCGAACGCAACAAAATTGTACAATCTACTTTTTAATTATTACGATAACAACTTTAATGAATTGATTGAATGTTGTTACCATTACGGAACGATTTTTGATAAAAATGTTGCTTGTAAATTATGTAGTAAATATGTGTTTGAAGATTTTGACGTTGATATTGACGGGTATGTTGATACCGTATGTAGTGGGGTTGTGCTTGAACCTGTAGATGTTACAATGAGGGATTTTACAAGTAAAACGTGGTATGCCTATGCTAGATTAATTTGCATGATGTACGATAAAGATTTTGACATTTTTTGTAGAAAAACTATAATAAAATTAAATGATAAAGGAGAATTAAAAGTTGAACATAAAACAAAATCGAGGTATTAGAAGTTTAGGTCTTAAAAAATCAAGTGACGGAATATATTACAATCCTGATTATTTCGGACTAGAATTTGAAAAACAAAAAAATGGGGAATTAAAAATGATAATTCCCGATTGGTTTAAAAAGGAACATAAACAAAAATTGCGAACCTTAAGAACTTACGGTAAAAATTACAATTTGAGTAATAAAAGTGATATTAAAAAAGAAAAAGATTTGTATAAAAATTATGTTGATTATGTCAAAAAATGGAATAAAGGAGAAATAAGCAAACTATCGACGGTTAAATATAGATTTGACTTGTATAAGGATAATTACAAGGCATCATCTAAATTTTACAGGAGAGAGAACAAAGAAAAGATAATTGCTCATGTTACCGACAGTTTTAAGGTTAAGGTCATGCGTATAATGGGAAAACACGGAGTATTTAACGGACAGGCTTATGATGATTATATCCAAAATCTAGCGAACAAATTAAATGAGGACAAAGGAACTGTTGAAAGTCTTTTATTTCCTACAAAGTTGGATGAAAAAAGTGACTATGATTTAATAAAAAATACAGTTGACGAGGGATTAAACAACATTGATGAACTTATAGATAACAAGGTAGACGGTGGAGAGTTAGACGAGCAAGACGAGTTTTTAATAAGAGGTATGCTAATATGATAAATAAAGAAAATTTAAAAAAAGCACTTGAGGAACTAAACGCATTTAAAAAGCGTAAAAATCAAAAATATAACTTTCATTCATTCGACACACTGAAAAATTATGAATATGATTTTTTATTTACTGTCGGAACACGTTCAAACGGTAAGACAACAAGCGTGCAACGTGACATTATTTTACAGGACTTTTACAATGACAAATCACAATTTATAAAACTTTGTAGATTTAAAGATGAATTAAAGGGAATACATCAAAAACAATGGTGGACTGAAATAAATATATCAGCATTGCATAAACACGATATACACATAGAATACAGGGGTAACACTTATTACATTAATGAGTACCAAAAATATATTAAAGACGGGGAATTATTGATAAATGAATTTTGTAAAAGTGGCGAGGTTTTGGGAAAAATAATTCCCGTAATGCGTCAACAATCTTATAAATCAATTAATTACGAAAAGGTTAAAAACATAATCTTTGATGAATTTGCTTTACAGAATGATTATTCCTATCCATATGATGAAGTTGAAAACTTTAAACAACTTTTATCAACTATAGTTAGAATTAGGGAAAATATAAAGGTTTATTTTATCGGTAATGTTTTAACTCCTTTTAATCCATATTTTACAATGTTTGGAATTGATGCAATGAAATTAAAGTCCGGGAATACATACACATTCATAGACAATTCACAATATGATGAACCTTGTGTTGTTTTACTTGAATTTACAAAATCCGTAACTAATAAAGTTAGTGACTTGCCACGACTTTTGAGATTGCCCGACAATTCGCAGGTTACTGGGTTAGATGCTTATGAGTTACCAAGCAAAGTTATAAACGCAGATGATTGGTTACTTGTTGCGTTAGATGATTATAACATATTTAACGAACACTATACGATTAAATATAAATTTATTACGTCAGTTGATGAAAGTAAAAGGTTTAAAAAAATAGGGGATAGTTACGAATTTGAATATATAGAATATGTGGCAATTTTCGATAATTACAACGACAAAATATATTTAGTTAGGACAGATGTTGACAAATTAAGTCACGGTGTTTATATTAATGTAAAGGACGATTTGCCCATATATAAATTGGCAGATACCGACATACGAAATCACTATCCAATTTTTAATATTTCAAAATTTAAAAATCGTGAGGTAATTTTTGGAGATGTTGAACTATATAAAATAATGCTTGAAAGGGGTGTAAGATTTTGAATTTAGATGATTTATATAATTTAATTATAGGCAAAGAAAAAGAGCCAACAAAAAGTAGAGAGCCACCGAAAAAAATTGAATATACATATAACAATTTAATTGGAAAGGATAAAGAAAATGTTAAACATAATAACTGTTGCTGTGGTCGGGATATTGCTTGACGTCGCAACGGGGTTTATTAAAGCCTTGTTTGAAAAAAACGTTGATAGCAGTATCATTCGATTAGGCGGTAAGCATAAAGTTAGTGAATTACTTATAATTTTATTTTCATTTTACATTCAAAAAGGACTTAAATATATAAGTATAGAATTGCCCTTTAATCCTGTAAATTTAGTGTGTGGATACATTGTGATTATGGAGTGCGTTTCTATACTTGAAAATATTGGTAAAATGAATTCTAAATGTGTACCCGCAAAATTATCAAATTTTTTTAAAAAACTGAATTATGGAAAGGAAGAAGAAACATGAAAATCCACGAATTAGCAAACAAAAAATATGAAACATTTGACGATATTGTTGTAGATATTGCTGAATGTATTGAGGAAGTTAATGAACTTGAAAAGGAAAGGAACGACTACAAAGCAGAAAGTGAAAGATTAAAAAACGAGGTTGCAGACCTTAAAGAACGTAATTTGAAACTTTTGTCAATGATGCCTGTTGTTCCTGATGTAACAGAAGATGTTACAGAAGATGTTACTGAAGAAATTAAACTTGAAGATGTTTATATTTAATATGAAAGGAGATTATAAAAATGTCAGATGCAACAAAAACAGCAGAAACAAAAACACCTGAAACAAATAAAACAATTCAGGTAATTAATTACATTAGACAAAACGCAAGCGAGGGTTATCGTCAGCGTGTTCCGATTTTAAATGATAAAGGCGAATTTGTTAAATTTTCAAACCCTTTAAAAGATTATTCGGTTTTAAAAAATGAGTTTTTCACGGGATTAATCAACATGATAGGCGAAAGCATTATCAACAGGATTAACACTTTTGAAAATCCACTTGCAAAATTTAAAAGAAAAACAAATGGTTTGGGAATTGATGTTCGAGAAATAGCAAGCGGTTTAGTTGAGGGAATGGACTTTGAATTCACTACCGAGGGTATAGCGAAAATGTTTAAGTTATATCCCGTTGAATATGCGGAGTGTTTCCACCGCTTAAATCGTCGACGTGTATTTCCAATCACAATTAGTAAAAAAGAAATGGCACAGGCTTTAAATTCATTTGATGATTTAGAGCGTATCATGAATGACAAAGTAAACACATTGTATCAATCAGATTATCAGGAAGAATATACATGGATGATTGAATTGTTAAGAGCGTCCGCACAGAATAACAATTTGAAATTAATTGAAGTTGGAGAGGTTAAAGACGAGGTAAGCGGTATTGATTACGTTGAAACCGTTAAGGATATTTCATCATCTTTCAAATTTAGAAACAGAACTAACTCCGCTTTTGGTAACGATAACGCAACAACTAAAATCCTACCTTGCTGTGACAAAGAAGATATAGCGTTGATATTACCATATACAATCAAAAACAGAATATCTACAAGAGTATTAGCATCAGCATTTAATAAAGATGAAGTTGCTTTTAACGTTGATAATGTGACAGAAGTTGATTTCTTAGGGTATATCAAGCGTGGGGAAGATACGAGCGTTAAATATTATCAGATTGACGGTTTTGTTTGCGACAAGAATTTTATTAGAGTAATGGACGACCCCGACAATGGACTTGAAGAAAACAATTTACCTACAGTCAGAGCAAAAAACTCTTATCTTCACATATGGCAGACATTAAGCACTTCCCCATTTGTTTGTTGTAACGTGTTAGTTCACGAGGTGCAGGCTAGTGATATTCCTGACGGATATTTTGACAATCTTGTTAAAAATGATACAACTGTAACCAAGTAAATAAAAAGGGGGTGCATCTACACCCCCTTTTATAAAATTAGGAAAGGAGATTAAAAATGTATTTAACACCTTTTATGTTAAGTCAAAATATCGCACTTGATAATGCCTTAAGCACAATACAAGTAATTCATCAATTAATCAGTAAAATAAATGATGTTATTGACGGGTTAAATAATATCAATGTGACAGCAAACGAATATACAGACGAACAAATTAAAAAATTAGCTTTGAAGATTGAAAGTGATTTGACATCATTAGAAACAACTTTAAAGGCTTATAGTGATAAAGGTATCAAGGATTTAAAGACTTACACAGATAATAGCATTGAGGATTTAAGAACTGAATATAAAGAAGAACTTCTTAAATTAAACAATGATATTATCAAGTTAGAAAAATCTTTAAAGGCTTATAGTGATTTAGGTGACAGCAATTTAAAGGTTTACATAAATTCACTTTATGATGAACTTTTGAACCTTATCAAAAATGGTAATAATTTGATATATAGTCCAATCGACGGGGATTTAAAATCTGTTAAAGATGCAATCTTTGACATTGCTAACGTTGTTCAGCAGAAAAACGGTATAAATTGGCAGACTTTAGAAACATTGTGCAAGGCTAGTTATTCACTTACAGGTTACACGAAAATAAATAGTGATTATGATATGTATTATAAGGGTGGCGAATATGCAGTCATTGATTATTTAAACCCGAATGGTTTATATATTGTTTGTCAAAATGCTATCAGAAGTCTTACTATCGACGGGGAAAGTTCAGACATTTTCGAGGGTTCAGGGGTTCTAATTCCTATTACAACATTACAAAAATTTGAAACACTTGTTGTTATTACTGATATGAATAACAATGTAACACATTATAGCATTTTAAATCTGAATTATGCTTTAAAACCTGTAACATATAACAGTTGGGCAAACAAATTAAATACTTTATTAAATTTCAATAATTGGTATTCATTTGCTTTTTATACCTGTTATTTCTTACAAGAAAGTTTAACAAGAACAGACGGAACACCCGTTGATGTTAAAAATCAAATTCAATATATGTCATTATTAAACACAGATTTTTATAATTTGAAAGGAGAATAAAATGAAAAAAACTGAAAATTTAGATTTACAGATTATCGAGGGTACAGATATACCCTCATTTGCACCATTTAATGAAAATATGAATAAGTTAGATGCTTTTGCAAAAACTACAAGCGATAATAACGAAAATCAAAATTTAAGGATTGAAAGCCTTGAAACAGATGTTGAAACTTTAAAAACACATGATGAAACTAACACTAAAAATATTGCTGATTTAATTGATAAGGTGGAAGTTTTAACAAAAGCAGTATCAGAAATTGAAGTTACAGAGGGTAGCACAACTAAAAAAGGAAAATTACACATTGTTAAATTTTTAGTTGAGCCTAGCACCATGACAAATAACAATTATTTGTTCCAAGAATTTGGAGTTGATAGCGAAACAGAAACCCGTATATCCGCAGGGGTTTACAATGTTCGTTCACAGATTAATGCTACCGAAATTTTTGGGATAAATGATGCTTCTAAAATTGATATACTGTCATGTACGTCTTTAGCAAAGGGTTATTACAATTGTGCAGGCGAAACAAACCCTATGCCAATGAATGTTAGAACGATTTCCGCATTGCCTAGTATTTTGGGTGGAAACAGCGACATAATACTTGAATTGTACGGTAATAGTTGTTCAATGTCAAAACAGACATGGCATGATGTAACAAGCGGGGGTTGGCAACCTAGCGGTGGCGGTGCTGTTTATCCACAAAAGGGAAAAGTTACAATCATTTTACAGGCTGTTGTATATGAGTAAAATAAAGGTGGGATTTATTCCCACCTTTTAATGAAAGGAGATAAAAAATGTTTAACATAACGGACTTAAATAATCTTATGTTTTTTTTGCTACAACCCGAAAACGAAACAGATAAGGGAATAGACACACGCTTTAAATGGCTGTCGATTTGGTACGGGGTTTTGTCTAATATTATGATGGGGATTTTTACTTATGACAATATACCCGTACAGTTAAAGCGACGCATCAACAGGTCATTTTTTACATCTTCTTATGTATGTGCTTACCTTGATGATAAAGTTGGTGTTGCAGTTGCTCCATGTTCTCCATGTGGAAATATTAATAATTGGGGTGAGTATTCGGCTTATGATTTAATTCTTCCCAACGGAAAGGGGAAACGTGTAAATCTTGATGATGCTGTTATTGGCTATAACTATGATTTACCAACTGTCTGTGATAGTGTACTTTGTTATCAATTTGCCGAGCAAATCGCAGAGTTAAAAATTTCAATCGAAAACGCTATCATATTATCGAGAAATACAGCAATTTTTGAAGTTCCAAACGAAAACGCATTAAATGAAGCACTGACACAATTTAACTCACACAGGAACGGAAATCCTGTAATTGTGAAAAAACGTCGTGAAGAGGACGAATATAAAACAATGGAATTTACCGCCCCAACAAAGGTTGATGAATATTACAACGGGTTGCGTGATGTACTTAACGAATTTTTAACTACTACGGGGTTATCATCTTTAGTAAATCCTAATAAAAAAGAACGCTTAATAACTGACGAAATTTCGTCAAATGATGATATAAAAAATACGCTTTTATCTAACCGTATTGATAATCGAGTAGCGTTCATTAATGGAATAAATGAAAAATTTGGAACGAATTACAACGTATCAGTTGATGATAATATTTTCAAAACAATAAATGATTTAGTTGAAAGGGGTGGGTATAATGTTCGTGAACAATCCAACGCAGACGATTAGAATTGCTGATTTACTAGATATGTATAAAAATGATTTTAATTATGAGGATTTATATAAAATTGTAGGTAATTGGCTACAATCTGAATTTAAGTATTTTGTGCTTTCAGATGAAACGCTTTGGGGGAATTTTATAGAAAGTTTTTGCGACAGATTTTACAGTAGGAACATAAATTTCTACACAACACTTGATTTTAAATTGAAGTTGCGTGACGTTTTAAGAGCAAGTAAAAACAGAGCAAAGCGAATTTATGAGGTTGATTTATTAGAGATTAACCCTCTCATAACGTTTAATCATTTGACAGAAAAAACAGAGAAAAGCACAGGAGTAACCAACAGCAACAACAACAGTAATAGCACAAGCGTTTCAAGTGGAACAAGTGTAAATTCTGATAACTCACAATCAAACAATAAAACGGTTGATAATTCTAATACAAGCGGAAATTCAACCAATTACGATTTACACTCTGATACACCGTCAAATGCGGTTAATATTGATGATTTGTTTAGTGTTGCAAAAAATTTTGTAACAGATGCGAACAACAACAAGACAAAAAACAATTCTGAAAGTTCGTCAAATTCAACTTTCACGGGAAATGTTTCTAGCAGTTCCCGAAATGAAAATGAAAGTAGTTTGAAAGAAAATTCAACAAATGCAGGGAAAACAGAATTTTCAAACGATAACATTTTTAATGAAATTTCAAAAGGGTACAACGGCGAACCTACCGAGTTAATTAAAAAATACATGGATTTAAAAACTGACGTGATACAATTTTATCTTGATGAAATTGAAAACGCTTGTCTATTTTCATCAATATTATATTAAGTGAGGTATTAAAATGGAATTAAAGTTATACAGAAATTTCCCAATAAATGACTATGCAAATCAAGTTTATTATTCAAATCAAAATACACGTGATGCGGAATTTGATAAATATGAAGATAGAGCAATAAAAGATTTAGCGAGTTGTGATAAAACTAAACGACAAATAAGGCTAAATGTTTCTTATTATGTAGGAAATCAATATAATTACGGATGTATTATTGAAAATAATAAACGCTATTACATTTTTATTGATTCAGTTGAATGGAAAAGTAATTTAAACACGGTTATTTTACATTATTCCTACGACTATTGGCAAACATATTGTTATCAAATTACACTAAAAGATAGCTATGTTGAACGTGAACACGTGGCAGATGATACCTTTGGTAAACATATTATCGACGAGGGATTGCCGATTGACGAATACAAAGTACAATCAAGTGAAGTACTAAATGGAGATAATGACGGTATGTATTTTTGCATTTCAGTTAGTGATACAAACGGAGTTATTAGCACAAGTCACAACTCGCAAGAGAGTATACCGTCCACATGCAGACCTAGTAAATACGAGCAATCGGTACAAATAACTTTTTCTGATGATTTGAATGTCATAAGTCGTTATTTAGATATGTTAGTTTTAAAGAACAAAATTGACGGAATAAGCGGGTTATATTCAATTCCTAAAGTCGCTATCCCTAGTAAAATTCAGAAACAGGGTTATGATTGGGACACGGGGGAAGACGACGTTAAATATGTAGGTTATAACAACGATTTGCCTACTATGATAACATGGGATTTGCCAAAACCTAAAAATATTGACGGTTACGAACCTATAAATAAAAAATGCTTTACTTATCCATATTGTTTTGCGAACATAACAAATAACAATGGTTCAAGCCTTTACGGTCAATTTGAGTTAGCGAATGATAGAAATTCAGTAAAATTTAGATATTATTTCCCATGCATAGAGGGAAATGTATCTTTCGGATATTTGGCTGAATATGACGGAGTTGTTAAAAACTTTGACAAGTCAATACAAGGTCAAACGAACATAGAATTGCCATTTGTAACCAACACGTTTTCTGCTTACATGTCAGCAAATCAAAATTCTATTGCGAACCAATATTCGACAATTGATAGAAATGAAACAGCGTCGATTGTAAAAGCAGGAGTAAACGGGGCAGTTGGAATTGTTGGAAGTCTTGCAACAGGAAACGTTGCGGGTGCAATTAGTTCAGGAATTGGCACAGCGTCAAACATAGCAGATGCTACACTTTCAGCATACAACCAAAGACAGGCTATAGATAGTTCACTTAAAGACCAAGAGAGCAAAGCAAATGTCTCGCATGGTGCTTATACAGGGGTGGGAAATATCATTTGTGGTCAAATCGGATTTAAGGGGCAATTAATTACTGTTACAGCCGAAAACATAAAAATGATTGATGATTATTTTTCTATGTTTGGCTATAAAGTAAATACGATTAAAAAACCCGAATTAAACACAAGACCATATTGGAATTACATAAAAACAAGTGGTGTAAATATGATTGGCAACGTTCCGCAAGATGCTTTAAATGTTCTAAAACAAATGTTTGATAGCGGTGTTACTATGTGGCACAGATTAAGTTATATGTACAAATATGATGATTACAAGCGTTTAAATGTGTGAGGTTAAGAAATGGCTAAAATATTAAAAGATAAATGCGGTAGTTGGTACGGGAGTGACGTTTATTTAACTTTAAGTCAACAAAAATTCAACGGTAAATCCGCAATAAACTACTTTAAAAACCTATCAAGTTTCGGTTGGTCTAATAACTCAATATGTGCTATTTTAGGCAATATGTCATTTGAAAGCACTTTGAACCCCCAACTATCAGAACGGGGCGGGGGTTCAGGTTATGGATTAGTTCAGTGGACACCTAAAAGCAACCTAACGAGCAGGGCAAAAGCAATAAATCAGGGTTCGACTTACAACACAATGTTTACGCAATTATCAGTTATTGATTATGAAGTAAAAACTAAAAAACAATGGATAAAAACAACCCGTTACCCTTTAACATTTGATGAATTTGTGACGGACAGCACACACGACATTTTATTTTTAACTGGTGCGTGGCTTTGCAATTATGAACGACCCGCCGACCAAAGCGACATAAACATATCAAGAAGATGTAACGGAGATAGTGGGCATATGGGTTCACTTGATTTTGCTGATTTGGTCGGTTCTGACGTATCAACCGACGGAAACATCAATGGGTTTATAGCATGGTGTGAAAAAATCGCAAATGACAACCAATATTTATATAAATTAGGTGCAGGACATGGGGTTGATTGGAATTACAGCGGTTTATATTTTGATTGCTCGTCCTTTGTTTCATTTGGTTTACATAATGGGGGCGGTTATGCTTTAGATACCCAATTTACAACAGCAAATCAAAAACAGGAATTGACGGATTTAGGTTTTAATGTGTTTAAATACCAAAGCAAGAAAAATTTACAACGAGGGGATATTGTTTTTTACAATAACCCCGACGGCGGACACACTGAAGTTGTTGACGAAACGGACAGCAACGGAGCGATTAAACTTGTAGGGGCACACACGGACGAGTTGCCCCCCGCTGAACAAATTTCGGTTACAAATTGGTATGAGGGAGGCTGGCAATATGTCGCACGACCTAACGGAAGTACACCGAGCAGAATAACAAGCAAAAGAAAAGGTATGATTTTTTGCTACAACCGAATGAGATAAATAAAAGGGAGTTTTACTCCCTTTTTATTATTTTAGATATTTAGTTTTCATGTACCCAACAATACCAAGATATTCAACTTTGGTAAATCCGTGTTTTGTGTCGTACATAACATTTACTATGTTTTTGTTAGGTACTTTTTTTAACAAAACTTTAGTGTGCGATTTGTTCCATATATTCAAACCTCGCTTTGTTCCTCGAACCGTTCTAGTCCAATACAAGCGGAATTTATCAGGTGTTCTATATTCTTTTTTTAACTTGCTTGTTGTGTCGCCCCATTTTGGTAAATAAAAATGTGGCATATCGACGGGAGAAATCCAATCCCCACCCCACGCAAGACCTAATTTTTTACCTATTTTAGCGACTTTTTTAATTGTTGTTGTATCGTATAACAATTTGGTATCATTAATTGCTATATCAAAAGCAATTCCCCATTGGTGTTGAGATTGGTAGTCCTTACCTTTTGCATTTGTTACAATTTTACCTTTTTTAGTTCTGCCCTTTGCGTAAAGTTTATCTTGATAGTCAACAGTTCTAAAACCCTCTGTTATGATTAAATAAATGCCGATTTTTGCACATCTATTTAAAAGCAATGATAATTTATATTTTAACCAAGGGTGTAATTTATTAACGTCTATGCGTATATCATGTTTTTTGTTCATTTGTTCAATCTCCTTTTTCAAAGTATTCTTTTATAAAATTTATTTTGTCCTCATAACTGTTTAAACCTGCATCTATCATATTTTTATAATTATCAAACATTTCTAATATTTCAAACGCTCCCCGAGGAGATAGGGAGCGTTTATGTGTTATTTTGTCATAATAATCATAATATTTAATAGGTAATAGCATTATACTAACTCGAGAGTTAAAACCTTGAAACCGTTATTTGTCTTAACGTTTACAGGCTTAACGATAACGGGTTCATCAACCCATGACGGAAAACCGACGATTGCAAAAATTTTCTGTAATGATGAAATAACTCCACTTGAAACTGCCTGATACGTTGTACCGTCTTTGGCAATTAATACAGTTCTTAAAGTCTGTGTGAGTTCTCCTGTTGAATTATCAACAACCATGATTGTGTGTGCTGAAATGTCAACAATTTCTAATTCCTCGTTGATGTGGTCGCTCAACTGCTCACCCTGTGTATTAAGTGCATTATAAATTTTAATTTTGCTTGCACGTGTTCCGTCATCTTTGATTGAACAGAAAAAAGAACTTTCAACGTTTGTTAATTCGTCTATTGTATGAGGTGCAAGGTCTGCTCCATTTTTAACTACTGCAACTTCATTTTCAACTACCATATCTTTGTTATCTTTGTTCATTTTTTATTCTCCTTTTCTTCTTATAATAAACCTGTGGTTTTTAAAATACTTTCTATAACTGTATCTTTTATAGTTTCAGAAAGTTCAGCAACGTCTTTTTTAACCTCGTCAGTTACTTCCTTAATTTTTAAAATTTCGCCTTTAATGTCGGCAGGTACTTTTACACTTCTGCGTGTCTTTGCAAAAATTAATTTGCTTTCAACACCTGTTTCAGTTTCAATGTAAATTTTAAATGCTTTTAATTCCATTGATAAAAACTCCTTTCATTATTAAATTATTACAAACACCTTATTCAAAAATCGTGGCTTTCCGTTTCCCCACTTATTACAACTTAAAATTTGAAGTTTGTGTTTATTGCTTAACGCAATTATAATATATCAAATCGTGTTTAATTATTCAACCCAAAATTCGACAAAATAAACGACAAAGATTGATTAATATTTTTGTGTAAGATTTAGATTGACATTTTGTGTCAATGGTATTTTTGCAC